CCATAATCCCTCCTTAATTAAGATTACTAGATGGGGCCGAAGCCCCATCATAAAGTTATTTATTAATTGTCTGCAAAGGCAGGTGCATCTGCACCTTCTGTGTAGCCCCAAATTAACCAATTAGTACTGTCTTTAGCCATAATGTTAATCTCCATACCACCAAAATCTGTAAGAGTTAATTTTGAGTTAGAGTTTCCATCAGAATAAATAGTTACGTTATCAGCATTTGAATCTGCATGAACAACACCACCAATGAAATAATTAGCATCAGCGCCTGTATCAAAAACAATGTTTTGTGCTTCTTCTGCAGCACCACCATAAATAAATTTAAAGTGTGAACCAGCAACTGGTGACGGTAATGTGATCGTTCTATCTGCTGTGATCGCTGGAACTACAATTAGTCTTCCACTATGTGTAGCATTAGTAAGAGTTGTATCTTCATCTCCCAATGTAACAGGTCCATCACCTAAAGTGATGACTTCAGTAACCGTTCCAGTAGATGCCGCTTTACTGACTGTTTTAAAAGTATCTTCAGAT